CAAGGCTAATTGCAGCATTTGTGACAATGCCTTTAAATTCAAAGTAAAAGAAGTCATTTACTGCTTCTGCGTTTTGCCCTCTGTCAACTATATAAAGCTCAGCATCAAACTCAGCACCAAGTTTTTGACGCAAAATTAATTCATGAAGGTAGCTAGGAACATCAGTGTCTACTGTCTCTCCCGCAGCATCAGGATCATAATGAAACTCGCAACTGATGCTCCCGTTTCCACTAATCAAGCCACTTTCGTTTTTCCTAAACTCGTCGCTAAGGACGGTCACATCTACAACATCTCTGTCATTGTTTAGTTCAAAAGATGTTACTAATCCTAAAATATTATATTCAGCCTGAACGCTAGTCACCTCAATCGGGATGGCCGTTGTAATCGCAGCCAAAGTGATCTTGCCAGTGTTTTGACCGTTCAACGCATTAGCAAAAGTGTCGTAAAGGCAGACACCACCTAGCTCGTCAACATAGATATACCAAGTGCCGTCAGGCAATTGACTGCCGCCGTCCCATCCAGAGCCGTCGATAAAAGCAAGGTTTGCACCGTTAGTGCTTTTAATCTGCAGCCGATCACCCGTCAGCAGCATTTCCTGCGGGAAGTCAAAGCTAAACCGCTTTTTTGCAGCGTTGACATCGCCAGGATCTACCAAGCTGGTAAACGTGCGCCCTGGAGTTGCTCTTCGCAGCCTAATTCTTCCGTTATTGCCTAGAAAAACCGTCATAGCGATTTACTAACGAAATCACCGCTCATTATGTAGTTGACATTGACGCGCATCACTTCGCCAACAACACACGACAGATCGGCGCTAGTTAGCACCGCATCAAACTCCAAAAAATTGTCGTCAAACTTCAACTTCAACCTGGCAGTTGCAGTAATTGAAGCGTCTGCCGTGGTGTCTTGGTTGACTTGGTTGAGCAACTTGACTGGTGCGTCGTCGTAATACAAAACCGTTAACGCCCCAGAAGCAGTGCGGATGCCAGTCGTAAACGCTCGAACGTCTTCGCTTAGCGTCGTTACCTCAAGCGCGTCGGTGTTAGCGGCCATTGACCACTGCACCACCTTGGCGACTGCAACACCCCCAAGCTCAACGCTGCCGTCTTGACCCGCGTAATACTTAGCCATGGTCAGACACCCTCAAGCTCGCCAATGAACTCACACGTCACTGTACTCAGTCCTGGCTTAACGCTTGCAACTGATGGCGGTGATGCATATTTCCACTTCAACAAGCTGTTCGTTTCCCGAATCCAGGGAGTCAACGCCTCAGACGCTCCAGCTGCAACATTACTTGTAGTGAACTCTGCGTAGTTGTCGGCGTTCATCACATCCACAAAGTTCTGCAAGATCAACGCAGCGTTTGCGTCAGTGATGTTTGCAAACGTTAAGGACAGGCTGCTGCTATACCGCTGGTTGCCGTAACGAACGCGGACAACAGCACCGTTCTGGGATTGGAACTGCTGCTCAGGAAATATTCCCGGCGTGTAAGAACGGCTGGTGGGAACTAATGCTGGAAAACTTACTGCTGTCATCAGTCCGTAACGTCAAACAGCGCGTTCTCAGGATTCAGGATAGCCAACCTACCTGCCTGGTCCACTTTCTGGTAGCTGCCGCCGATGTCCACAAAACCATCGTCATCAATAGTCAGGCTGGTCACCCTGTAGATGCGTTTTTGTTGGTTTTGCATCTTGATGGTGAAGATCGAGCTGAAGAAAACCTCATCGCCCGTCTTGCCGCCTGCAATTTGCAGCTGACCTTCAATAACTTCCGTCTGACCAGGACGCCAGAAAAACACGGTGTACGTGCCATCGGCAAGCGCAGTTGTGGAAGTGACGCCACCAAACTGATCAACACTGCCGTTATTAAAACGGCTGGTGTGTGATGCGTTCGAAACTACCTTGATGTAATCACCAGCTGTTAGGCCAAGAGCAGAGCTAGGTGTCGTCTTGAATTGAATGTTGTGCTCGCTGTGTTTACGAAGCAACAGCTTATGTTCAGCAATCTTTTTAGCGTGCCTAGAGCTAGTGCAAAAACTAGTTAGATCTATAAATTCTTCTGGATCTGCATCGGAACCGCCGTCAATGTCTTTGAAACGGAGTTGCGTCACTCGTTGAGACGAAAAACCGTTTTCCTGTTCACTTCGGTAAGCAACAGTTGCTTTGAACAGTTGACGCTCTTGAGTCGGCAAGAAACTCACCTGCATGTCCTTCATGTTGCCATCGGTAAATAAAGCTTTGACGCTTTTAGTAATATCTTGCGCTGGCTCGATAACAAACGTCGCAGGGTTGTAAGGGACAGAAGGCATCAAAGAAAACTTGCCGCCAACAATAGTAAAGTCGAGCAAACTAAACGCAGCGTTTGTGTGGATAAACTCCCGCAGGCCAACACGATCACCAACAACTCCATCAAACCGAAAACCATTAGCTCTACAAAACTTGGCTGCAATCACCATTGCATCGCGGTCAATTGTGTCCCTAGGGATGCGCTTACCCGCACCCAGACGGTCGCTAACAAGTAAGTTGAAAGCAATTTCAGCAAAGTTATTGGTTGCGGCTGGATCTGCAGTAGTAAGAGCTGTAGTGCCGTCGTCATTAATTAATCGTTCCACCTTAATACCTTGTTTTACATAGGCGCTTAATTGGCCCATTGAAGACCAATCCTTACCTGCTAAGACTCGTAGGCCAAGCAAAGACAAATCATTGTATTGAGCGGCTCCAAAATTTGGCTTGTCCTCTTCAGGCCGCACCATTTCGTTGACAAAAACGACCTCATGCTCAGGGCCTTTCTGGTGACTAGTTTCTTCTACATCAAACTTTGGATAATCAGCAATTGCATCTTTTAAATTCAACAGCGGGCGAGTTTTACCCTGTATAAACACAGCATCAACTTCTGTTATCTGAACGTCTACTAACGTTCCATCAGCAAACTGGAACCGGACAACCTCTCCGATGGTATAGCCAGAACCAGGGTCAATAATGACCCACTGCCACTGACCAACAGCAAAGCTAGAAGCGTTTACTTTAAAGCCAGAACCATTGCCGCTATAGCTTTGATGACTGTAATCAGCAGGCCCGCCGCCAGAAACAAACGGAACCTCATCTTGGTTAAATTGATATTTACCAATCTTGTATAAATTAAGAGCTGTCCTTGTCGCGACATAACTACCCTTTTCAATCGGGTAGTAAAGATTGCTGCCTGACACTACTGGCGTTGAGCCAGGGGCAATGCGATACAAGGCATTGTCGTTTTGGTCTGCAGGGCTTGGTGCCTGCGTAGTGCTTTTGACATTGACGCCATTGTAGAAAGCAACAACAAGTTCACCCGCAGTGTTTGTCTGAACGTAGTAATCGTTAGTGACGCTTGTTAAAACTCGCTGCCCTGGGACAGTGGTCTGCCATCCTTTAACAGCTGGAACAGTTTTAACAAAATCAGCTGGGTCATATTGATAAACAGAACCAAGCTCAACAATCTCGCCCTCCCACTTTGCATATACCGCACTAGGGTCTGTCGGATTATCAACGTTGACATAAACACCTGTAGTCAATTCAGCAGTGTCGTGATTTTGAACAACTATTGGGTCAATAATTCTTGTCCACCGCGCCTCTTCAGGCAGATTGCCCACGTTGTATTGACTTAGTGCTTTTACAGTTCCCGTAACAGGTGCGCCAGCCTCAACCTGCTTGAAGAAAAACTCATCATTAGATGCCATCAAATTAGTGATTGCCTTGCGCTTACCTGTGCAGCTGACACGAACAAAGCCGAGCACCGGATCAATAGGTGTCATGGCAAAGTCTTCTTTACCTGTCAGCAGATAGACTTCGTTCGACTGCCCAGGAATGTCAACGTATAGACCATCTGCGGTGCTGCCAGTAACAGGAACAATCCTGAACTCATACTGCCCAGGATTATGGTTAATTCGAATAGTGTTGTACTGGGGCTGGGGGTTACTGCCGCGCACGGCAAAGACCTGACCAGCAGAAATGTCTGTAAAGGGTGTGTCATTGCTAACCCCTACTTCTCTAAATTCAATTCTAAAAAAGCTAAACCTAGTCTGGAAAGTTGAAACCCTGCCAAGCGAAAAACTTTGCTTGTCTGATTCATATTGTTGCAGAATCGCGGCAGGGGGCTCGGAATTAACGTTTGCAAAATTACTAATGCGCTTGAACACAACGCTTTTGATACCAATCTCAGTTTGATCGCAAACGCGATTGTTAGTGATAGTTGCAATATCTATGCGCTGCAAATGCTGCCCAAATGGCGCGTTTGCTGTAGTTAGCGGGTCGGCATCGGCACTCTGAAAATAACCAAATCCTTGCTCCTTGCAGACAAACTCAAACTGTCGGTCTTCCTGTAGGTCTTCGTTTTGCGGGCTTTCAAATGGCGTGTCCGGGCGTCTTGTGCATTGGATTATTGCGCTACCAAAAGCAAACAAATCCCCAACGTTAACCAAAGTATCGGCATCAGCGACTCTGCTGTCGATTGCTGTGTTTACATCGTCTAATCCGTGCGGAGGAAAAGCATCAGGTGCTTCTCGTGCGCCCGAATTTCTAAAAAGCAACGTGTCGCCAACATTAATCTGATTTGTCTGAGTAACAACAACATTGTTCAAGCGTTCCATCGCCTGACGGCTTGCATACGGCCTGACATTGAGGCCAAGAGTCAAGCCGTTGATTTTGTCCCTCTTGTTTCGCAGAGATTCTTCATTGTCAAAGATTTGAACAATGTCGTACGGCAAAAAATACGGGGAGCCGTTGGAAACTGGTGAATGACAACCAAAAGCACGCTGTGAGTTTGGCGTTCGAGTACCACTTAGCAACGGGCGAAAGTTATTTTTTAGTTGATCGTATGCAAGAAATACATCGCTATCAGTTTCAGCAGGCAATTCTCCCGCCATCGTATTAACGTTGCTTACACGCCCACCATCGGCAGCGTTGTTTAAAAAATAGGCTCTATATCGTGCCTCTTGATAGTTACGCAATAGCTGATCGCCAATAGCCAAACCCTGTGGATCAGGAATCGCGGCAAGCTCTGACAGGCCCAGCGTGGTCAGCATCTTTAACTCTTGATGTGAACCAAGGCTTAACAACTGAGACCAAAGCAGCAATCCTTTTACACGGATGCCTCCTGCAGTTTCACTGCTACCAAGCAGCTTTTCACGTTTAGCAAAGACAAGCGGAATAATGCTGCCAAGCGTTGCCAGATCCTGCAGGCTGTCAAAACCAAATAGTTCAGCAAACTTTGTTTGACCGCGAGTATCTGCAGTCTTGATCGGGCTTAATGGATCTTCTAATGAAGGAGGTTTAGGCGCAAGCAGCACTGAAGCTGCTGTAAAAATTAGGCCAATTGCAATGTTAATTAAAGCTGCTGTGACAGGATCAGCAGAAGCCTCAACCGCTGGTATCAACGCATATTCCTCCCCACGCTCTTTAGCTTTGCAATCTGATAATCGACAAAATTCCCAATACTCCTCAATCGTTAGACCTAACGCATCAATAATCTGTTGCTCTACCGGCAGTAAAGAGCGGCGGGAGTAAGAACGCTGCAGGGGATCCATGTCACTTGACGGTCTCTGAATTGCAGCCATCCGCCTTCGTAGAAAGAAGCCAACCCATAACTGCCGTCAAGGCAATGGATTAAGCCGAGTGTGCCTACTCTAGCGTCACCTGACTTTCTGCCCCAACGTTCCAACTGCTCTGGAAACACCGAATAGTCCTTACGCCGCAAACGCCTGTACCAGGATCGCTCTGGAGCAGGCATATCAATACCGTGCCAAGCCTGAACAGCTGTAGCCAAACTCAAGCAATCAGCAGCACCATGCTTTTCAGGTATCGCTCCAAGCCTGTAAGGCAGCCCAATCAGCTGATATGGCTCAATCAAGCGTTACTTATTCGAGAGCTAACAGGCAACGCGCCAACATCTTTAGATCGCAAAACCTTGTTTGGGATGGAGGAAGTCACCGCATCAATTGCAGTGCTCAGTGCTAACTGCACACCCTCAACGTTGTAGTTGATGCTGGACGGTATCCAGTATTCAGTTGATAACGTGCGGTTAGGCAGAAACGTAGAAGGGTCCATTAACACCGTGTCCACTCGCACTGACCAAAAGTTTTCAACTGCCTCATACGCTTTTGCAAGGCTGAGTTGGTTATTAGCGAAGGTCAACAAACTTTCAATGTTGTCGCCACTTAAGGTTTTAGTTGCACCGTTATAAATGAACGGCAGAAACGCATAAGGGTTTGAATCAAACGTGATCGTGTTGGCAGTGTTGCTGTTTTGGTATCTGCCTTGATCAGCACCCGCATTATCCTCAAAAGAAATAAATGTGGTGATTGCCTCGATCGTCATACGCCAACCCTGCTGCGAATACTGCGCTTGTTCACAAGGTCACTGTAAACACCACGTTTGCCCATTTCAGCGCCACGCTTAGCAGCCTGAGCCATTCCTTTCTCAAACTCAGCAGCGGTAACGTAATTAATGTTGTTGATCCGCTCAACGCTGTAGTTCACATCAAGAACTGCATTACTAGCTGAACCATCACCTTCAGATTCTTGACCGCCTGTCATTAAGGACGCAGCTGAGTTGCCTGAGCCTCTTGAATAACGCGACATTGCTTCCCTTGCAGTGTCTTGGCTTGCAACCTCTACGCCAAGACGACCGCCACGACCTCTTTTTAAAGGCATAATCGCTTCAGGGCCTGCCTCTCCCATCACTCCCATGCCGTTAGCCATGGGGAAAACAGTTGGTTTGTTTACAACGCCGCCATAAGCAAACGGAACAACGTTGTTGTGTGCAAAAACGTTGCCCTTGGCACTAAACAAAGCTCCCAACAACCCAGTGCCTGCTTCTCCTCCAACACCAAAACTGCCAATGCCAGCCTTAAGAAATAAACCTCCTATCTGCTTCAAAACGCCTGACAAGGACTCGCCTAAAGACTTTGTGCCATCGATCAAGCCCATGATTGCGTTGGTCAAACCTGTTGCAACAGTATCTTTAACTGAGTTAAAAAGAGCATCAAGTTTTTCAGTATTTGTATTTAGATTTTTTGTTTTATCAATTGTATCTTGCAATGCTGCATTGCCTCGTATGCGTTGTTCAACGCCTGCCGCAATCACTGGAGGTAATCCTCTTGTCTTTTCTTCAATCTTCATTTCTAACGCAACTTCTTTCTCTTTACCTAAGATCCTTGCTTGAAGCAAACGCTCTTCGTCTTTCAAACCTTGCAACATTTTTGCAAAACTTGCAGTTTGCTTAAGCGTTATGTCTAAGCCTTTATTTAAAGCAGCATTGCGTTTTTCTGTTTTCTGTTCTGGCGTTAGTTCTTGGCTCCCGCCAGTCTGCAGATCAATGGTTTGTAGTGGGGTGAATGGCTTATTAGTGTCAACAGGCGCTTCCACGCGGCCTATCAACATATCCATTATTCGCTTGTTAGTTTCATACCTTTCGCCACCACCTTTGAAAACGTCCTTACCTGCTTCAAAGGCACCACCAAAATCCTCCATTGCAAGAGACCCAAGAATCCTTGCAAGGTTCCCGGTTTGAATAACAATCTCAGTAATCCCCATCGCAGTTGCAGCGATAGAAACAGCAGTCGCTTTAATAACAATATCTAACGCCTGAAACATTCCAGTCATGTCATTTTCAGAGCTGAGCATTTCAGAAAACGCCAGAATGATTGAGTTAAGCGTTGGCAGCAGAAAATCAGCTAGCTGTTTCCTAAACCCGTCAAACTGAATCGCAAGAATTGAAATTTGATCATTGAAAAACTCAGCGTTTTTTGCGAAGTTCTCGCTCGTCTCATAGTTAAATTTTCCGAGCGCCTCAGTACCGCCATTCAACAACGTAATTAGCTTTGACCCAGAACGGCCAAAAATATCCATTGCAATAGCTGCTTTTTCAGGCCCGTTTGGCAAATCTTCAAACTTGTCTGCGATCTCACCCAGCAGCTGGTCAGAAGGCTTCAGGCTGCCATCTGCTTTTTTGACGCTTACGCCAAGCTTTGCATAAGCATCTGCATATGTTGCAACCCCATCAGCAGCCTCAGCCTGTGTACGCGCCAAGGTGCGCAGGCCGGTCTCAAGATCGCTCTGACTTACATCAGCCAACTTGCCTGCGTTTGCATACGCCTGGAGCTTGCTTGCAGCAATGCCAGTTCTGGTGCTGAGCTTCCCAAAGGCATCTGCAGAATCAATAGCGCCCGTAACAAGGCGGCTAAAACCAGCAATAGCAGCAGCAGCAAACAACGCCTTGAATGCTGTACCAACCCCTTTAACCGCATTGGCAAGGTTTTTGGCCTTGCCCTGCACTCCCTGCATGGAGTTTCCAAGGCGCTTGATATTGTTCTCGCCTGTAACCTTTGCGCCAAGTAAAACGCTGAATTTTGCATTGCCGTTCATATCACTTGCTCTCCTTGTTCAACATTTTCATGGCCGCCGCTTCCATGATTTGCAAGTCCTCTAGCACGGCTGGCGCATCCTTGACTTCATACAGTCTAAACAGCCATTGCACAGCTGTATAGTCCAGCCCGCAAACGCCAGACATTGTTGTGCGCCACTGGGTTTGGCAACGCAAGAACATTTCAACAGCGGGCCAATTCTCCTCCCATACTTCAAAGTGCTCCTGTTTTGCTTCAGGCAGCACCAAGCCAAACGCCTTGGCGTCTGCCTTTAACTGACTTTGGTCTCCTGGACCGCTGAACAGATACTCAACGGCCTCGCTTAGTTTTTTCTCTTGGCTCCCTGCTTGCTCTCTAGATAAGCCCCAGCGATTGCCGTTGCCATCATCGGCACATCCAATAGCTCATCTCGTTTTGTAATGCTGTAGGGCAGTTCTTTGCCGTTCTCATCCTCAATACCAATCCACCCCATCATCACTTCACGGGCAATCTCAACATCCGTCAGGTTGCCCTCTGCGCTTAGCTCTGCAATCTCTAAAAGTCTGCTCTGCGTCAAGTCTTTGAACTCAACATCAAAAGTGACCCGTTCGTGTTTGCCCCCATCAACAGGAACATCCACAGAAACAGGCCACTTGTAAGTATTTGACTTCTTGAGGACGAATGCCATAAAAAAGGTGATTCGCCGTCAGACTAGCGCACCATTAAGTACAAACAATGCTGTACTCATTGTTCCCTGCAGTTGTTGGCGTTGCGTTGTAGGGCAAGTTCAACATTTGAATGCCGTCAGAATCTGAATAGGTTGGTGAACCTAGGTCAGTCTGTGGGGCACTGAAAGTGACAATGTTGCCGGCTGATTGACCATGCTGGAACGTGTTTGTTCCGGTGCTGGTGCCGGTGGCATCAGTGAAGAAGTTATGAGTGGCGAGCAATTCAGCCTCAAGCACGATCGTGCCATTAGGCCGGCGATCAGTAATCAAGACC